ACAGTTCCAGATGATGGACTTCGTGGAGGTCAAAGTGATAATGATGTTCCAGAACCGACAACAGTTCCAGATGACGGACTTCGTGGCGGTAGTAGATCAACATTGCCATCTAATGATCCGAACAGTACAAGGCCTCGATAACTAAAATAAAAGGTTGCACAAATGTCAAGAGTTAATAAATTTACAAGATCTCCGTTAATCGATCAGCCGATTAGAGACAACGGTCCTTATGAAGCCGTAGTTGTAAGCCATTTTGACAGAATGAGTATGGGTACACTAGAAGTAGAACTTTTGAAATATACAAAATCTAATGGCACCCCAGAAAGAACAGGACAGCTAGTAACAGTTCGTTATCTTTCACCTTTTTATGGAGTTACACCATTTAAAGGTTTGAACGAAAATGATGGTTATGAAAATACTCAAAAAAGTTATGGATTTTGGGCAGTTCCTCCGGATCCTGGTACAAGAGTTTTAGTAATATTTGCTGAAGGAAATCCTGCGTTTGGGTATTGGATAGGTTGTATACAGGATCCAGGAATGAATTTCATGGTACCTGACGGTAGAGCAAGTACAGTGAGAACAACTGATATAACTCCAGAAATTTTATCAAATAAAAAATTACCAGTTGGCGAATATAATAAAAAAAATGAAACAGGAGAAGAAAAAGATCCTACACTATTTCGTAAACCTTATAATAAAGATTTTACAAATGTTCTCCAAGTGCAAGGATTACTAAATGACGAAGCAAGGGGTACTACTACAAGTAGTGCTAGACGAGAAACACCGAGTATGGTATTTGGGATATCAACACCGGGTCCGTTAGATCGTCGTCAAAATTCTCCTACATACAAATACGGTGCTGTTGATGATAATGCTGATTATCCCTTTAATAGATTAGGCGGAAGTTCAATTGTCATGGATGATGGCGATGATAAATTTATTCGTGCTACTCACGCTGAAGACGGCCCTCCAGTTTATCTTAATAGAGAAAAAGATGAAACCGGAGGCGACGAAACTATTCCTCAAAATGAATTAATACGTTTTAGGACAAGGACAGGACATCAGATATTATTACATAATTCAGAAGATTTGATATACATTGCAAACTCTAGGGGAACTGCTTGGATAGAAATGACATCTGATGGTAAAATTGACATTCATGCACAAGATAGCATATCGGTAATGAGTGATACTGATATTAACTTTACTGCTGAACGAGATTTTAATGTTGATGTTGGTAGAAATATTAATATGAGAGCAAGTGCTCGATGGAGTGATTTTAAAGAATTAGAAGATGGTGCAGAAAGTGGTCGTGTACAAATCGAAGCAAAGCACAATATGAATTTTGATTCTGAAAAAGCAACAAAAATAAGCACTAAAGATCTAAATATAAACAATAAAGTAGACTTTAAGTTATTTGTTGATGGTAATTTTCATCTTTACACAACTGGACATATTTTTCAACAATCTAAAGAATCTACGCATTTTACAACAGGCAAATCATTTTACCATCATGTAAAGAAAAATTATCATGTAGATATTGAAGAAAACAGTTATTTTACTACATTTAAAGATCAGCATAGAAAAGCAGGTTATTCTACAGTTTTCAATGAAAATACAATTACAAATAAACCTCTAGGTGCTGCAATTTATGACGAAGCTAATGGCGAAATACACATTAGAGCATTTCCGAAATGCGGTGATCCTTGGCAACCTGATTACTATTATCTTAAAGATTTTACTGTTACCTATGATAATAAATGTTGGAGAGCATTGGAAGAACATAGATCATCAACTTTTGATCAGTCAAAATGGGAAGTAACAGGAACAGGTCCTGGTACAATTTATATTTCAGCTGCTAAAGATATACACACAAATGCTGGAGATACTATTTTTGAAAAAGCAGGTACAGATATACACGAAAAAGCAGGAAATACTATTTACGAACAAGCTGGTACACATATAAACAATCTTGCAGGATCTCGAGCATATTATCAATCTGGTGGAAATATGAGTTTAAAATCAGGTGGTATTCTAGCAGGAGATGCTCCGGAAATACATTGGAACAGTGGGATAGCTGCCAGTGCAAGCTCTGCAACAGACGCTCTTGAAGCGATTCCTGCGGTATTATCAGTTACTGCAACTAAACCAATTATGTCTCGTAGAATGGGAGAAGAATCAGGTACTCCTGGCGGTCATGATATTAATTCAGTTAGAAGACTTGAAAGATATACATTACCATATGTAATACCTGGCGTCGAACAACCAATACCTTATGAAAGTATTTTGTTAAGAGCACCTCAGCACGAACCATGGCCTCATCATGAAAACTTAAATCCACTATCATTTAAGAAAGGTGAAACTGACAGAGAACAGCCTGGACAAGTTGCAACAGCTGATAGAATCTTAACACCTGACACTTTCCTTAAAAACAAATCAGGATTACAATCTAGTATTAGAGTTGGCGGTTCTGGAGGTAATATAGATGTAAATACCAACCCTGCAAATGCAGACTACGACGGTACTGATTATAATCAACCAGATGGTTCAGATACTAGGTTTGGAGGCAGATATGATGGCGACGGAAGCGGTCCTCAAGGACAAGATGAAAAAGTACCTCCATTTGATAGTACTGCTTCATATAACGAAAAAGGAACAAGTTCAGGTAAAATTACATATGCAAACCAAAACAAGACAAGAAACCTTAAACTTGAACCTAAGATGGAAAATCTCTTAAGCCAAACTGCCGAAGAAATAGGTGTAGATGTTGTTATTACTAGTGGCGGACAAGTTCCGAGGTCGGAATGTCGCCGTCAAAGTGGATCTGATAATTATCTAAATGGTGAAAAAGTAAGAACTGGTTCTTTAAGACATGATTACGGAAGTGCTGCTGATATTGATTTGTATAACAACGGTGATATAGTTAGAGGAGATACGCCTCTATTCCTAAGCTTTGTGCAAGCATTTTTCCGTAATGGAGTCCGTGGCGGCGGCTGTAGCCCGGGATATATGGGTGCAAACAGAATGCACCTTGATATTGTAGGCTCAGATCGAGGCGGTGGTCTAGTTTGGAAATCAACTGCGGCGTTTAAAGCAGCATTGCGAAAAGGATTATCAGAGCAGACATCACCTATTCGCAGTGATTATGCAGATAGATTCTAAGGTAAATACAGTATGAGCACATTAGAAAAAAACCTTTATAAACGAGTACAAGTAACTTCAACAACAAGACAAGCAAGTACTGGTCGGGCATACAGAGGTTTTTCTACTGTGAGTGAAAATACTGATAATTTTGCTCTTTATGACTTTGAACTCATAAAGCAAGATATACTAAATCATTTTCATATTAGAAAAGGTGAAAAACTATCAGATCCTAATTTTGGTACAATAATTTGGGATATGTTGTATGAGCCGTTTACTGATGAAAATAGAGATGAAATAATTAACGATGTCACAGTAATTGTTAATTATGATCCCAGGGTTCAAGCAGAACAGATTTTAGTAGATTCTTATGATAGCGGAATTGAAGTAAACTGTAGGTTAACTTATTTGCCTTATAACATTTCTGAAGAACTGCTTTTCCGTTTTGATCAACAAGCTATACAAGATTAATAATATACTCTGATTATAAATTCTGATAAATATCATATAAGATAAAGGGAAAGCAGCATGTCATCTACTGATAGACAGTCAAGACTTCTTGCAACAGAAGACTGGAAGAAAATTTACCAAAGCTTTAGAAACGCAGATTTTCAAAGCTATGATTTTGATAATTTACGCAGAACTATGATCAACTATCTGCGTCAAAATTATCCTGAAGATTTTAACGATTATATTGAAAGTTCAGAATATCTTGCTTTAATTGATTTGATTGCTTTCCTTGGTCAAAATCTCAGCTTTCGAGTTGATCTAAATGCTAGAGAAAACTTTCTAGAAACAGCTGAACGCAGAGAATCAATTTTAAGATTAGCGAGATTGATTTCTTACAACCCACGTAGAAATCTAGCAGCTAATGGTCTTTTAAAAATTGACACAGTTAAAACTACTGAATCAGTTGTTGATAGTTCAGGTTTAAATCTTTCGGGAATCACAGTAAGATGGAACGACAAAGGAAATAACAATTATAGAGAGCAATTTACTAAAATTTTAAATGCAGCATTGCCTTCAAGTAACACAATTGGAAATCCACAAAAAAGAGACACAATAGGGGGTGTTGTTACTGAAAAATATAAAGTAAATGGTTTGAATACGGATTTACCAGTTTTTCCATTTTCAAAAACTGTCGAAGGAATCAGTACAGAATTTGAAATAGTAAATGTAGATATTAATAACGAAAATATTGTCGAAGAACCTCCTATCCCTGGAAATTCACCGAGTTTTTTATATAGAGATGATGGTCAAGGTGCAGGAAGTTCTAATAGTGGGTTCTTTATGCATTTTCGTCAAGGTAAACTCCAAAACGGAAAATTTTCTGTAAACAATCCTATACCTAATCAAATAATTTCAATTGATTCAACAAATATTAATAATACCGATATATGGCTTTATAAATTAGATAGTAACGGAGTTGAATCAGAATATTGGCAAAAAATTGATTCTGTTGAAGGTAATAATATTATCTATAATAGTATTTTTGAAAATCAAAGAAAACTTTATTCAGTAACTACAAGAGTTGAAGATAGAATTAATTTAGTGTTTTCTGATGGTATATTTGGTGATTTACCGTCAGGAGAATTCCGTGTTTATTATAGAACTTCTGATAATAGAAATATGATAATTTCACCGAATTCTTTGACAAATGTGTCAGTTGATATTTCGTATCTAAGTAAAAACAATACCAGAGAAACTCTTACTTTAGGATTAAGTTTAAAGGCAACAGTATCTAATTCAAGACCTTCTGAATCTAATGAAAGTATTAAAACAAATGCTCCTGCAACTTACTATACACAAAATAGATTAGTGACTGCTGAAGATTACAATATCGGACCTCTTTCTATTAGTCAAGATATAGTTAAAACTAAATCAGTTAATAGAATATCTAGTGGAATTAGTAGATATTATGATTTAAAAGATCCGTCGGGGAAATATTCTAAAACAAATCTTTTTGCTAATGACGGTGTAATTTACAAAGAACAATATCTTAAAAAAATAAATTTTGAATTTAGTTCTCAAAGTGATATCGAAGGCATAATTTATAATACTATCGAGCCTATTATTTCAAGTGTAGAAACTAGAAATTTTTATCAAGATAAATTTAATAATATTTTTGTTAATGATCTTGAAACTTTTTGGAATCAAGTAACAGAACAAGGAAATCGAAGTACTGGTTATTTTGAGAGCAGTAATCAAAACATATTTGAAGTTGGTAGTTTTACAACCAGTTCTTTAAAATATATTGAATCTGGTGCTTTGTGTAAATTTACAGCGCCTGAAGGATATTACTTTTTAGAAGATGGAAATTTAACACAAAACTTTAATGATAGAACAGCATCAGAATATATGTGGTCAACAGTTCAGTTTGTTAGAGATACAGGTACAGAAATTGACAATCAAGGATTTGGTCCGATTGTTTTTAATAATAAAATACCCACAGGGTCCAAACTAACTGAAATTATTCCAAAGCTTTCAAAAGTCTTAACTGATGATTTAAAAACACAAATAATTGATAGATCTTTTTCTTTTAAAGATTTTGCAATACGATATGATCAAGAAGAAAGACGCTGGGTATTAATTTCAGCAGAAAATATTGATACTTTTAATGATTTTAGTTTAGGTAAAACAGGTAATACTGATGGTTTAAATCTTGACTCGAGTTGGATTATGAACTTTAAAACCGATGGCGAAACATATGAAATGACTTATAGAAATCTTCGTTATATTTTTGAGAGTCAAGATGAATTAAGATTTTATTTTGATTCAGCAGATAAAATATATGATCCGAAGTCGGGTAAAGTTATCAAAGATTTTATTAAAATTTTAAGTATTAACACAAAAAGCAATAACAGTCTT